GACGAGGGGAAGCCAGTTAAAATATACTTCAAATCATCAATGCGGTTATCGCAGAAAAGTAGGTTGTTAAAACATCATAGTAATAACGAGTACGATAAAGCGATTGCCTGTCAGTTGATATTTAAATGCCGTGATGAAAACGGTAAGCCCCTTTTTACCCTTGGGCAAATGGATCAAATCATTGACGAACTGGACCCAGATGTATGCACCAGATTGGTCAATGAAATGGAGGATCAGTTACCTTCCATTGACGAGATTAAGGGAAACTAAATAGCGATCCTGACTTATTTGCATTTTTTTTTATTGCTGAAAAGTTAAATAAAACGGTTTCTGAAATTATGGAAATGGAGGAAATCGAATTTAAAGGATGGATCGCATATCACGATCTTAAAGCTGACAAAATAAATGCCAAGCACCACCGTTGAAATAAGGGGTAAGGACAAAACCAAAACCGCCTTTTCCTCTGTTTCAAATTCTCTCCGCTCAATGAAATCCGCAGTAGGGTCGTTACAAGGGGCCGTACTGGGTTTAATTGGGATCGGAGGGTTAGGGGCAATGGTAACCAAACTTGCCGATACTGCTGACCGTTTAGGCAAGACTTCTGACCGTCTGGGAATTGCTACTGATGATTTACAAAAGCTACGTTTTTCAGCCCAAAAAAGTGGAGTTGCAGTATCTACTTTTGATATGGCACTCCAACGATTTACAAGACGGGTTTCTGAAGTCGGTCAAGGTACTGGGGTTGCAAAAGAAGCATTTGAGGAAATGGGTATTTCCGTTAGAAATAATGACGGAACTTTAAAATCAAATACGGTTCTATTAAAGGAGGTTGCAGATGTTTTAAAAGTTACCGAAAACCAAAGTGATCGGGTAAGACTGGCTTTTAAACTATTCGATTCTGAAGGTGTTAAGGTCGTTAATATGCTTCAGCAAGGATCGTCAGCTATTGAACGTACTGGGGAACAATTAGAATCGGTTTCGGGAATTATTGATGATAAAGCAATAGATGCGTTTGAAAAGTTTAATGATCGTTTAACCATCATGACTTCGGCGGCAACTGGTTTACTTGCAAAAGTTGTCGAATTAATGGTTAAAGGGTTCGACCCGTTTTTTGAAGATATTGAAAAGAAAGAATTACCATTAACAGAGCAGTTAGGTTATTTAGTTAAAAAAATTGCAGACTTAAAAAAAGAACTAGCAGAAGCTAAAATTCCAGTTAAAGAAGTTACAACAAGTTTTTTTGGAGCAAAAGAAACAACAGAGGTATTAATAGGAGTTAATGAGGATCTTATAAAAACTTTAGAGACTGAACTTAAAGTTTACTATGAGGAAGCAACAGCAATTCAAATTAAAATAAATAAACAAAAGGAAGAAGAACAGCAAACAAAATTACAAATTGCGGAAGCCAAAAGATTAAAAGAGGCAATGGATCAACTGGTTAACGTAACCCAAGATTCAACGAACGTATGGCATAATTATTACCAAGCAAGAGATGCACAATTACAGGATGAAGCAACGGCATTTCAAGAATCTTTACAAAAAAAATTACAGGCAGAATCCGATTATTTAGATCAAAGAATTATTGCGAACATGGAAATGTCTCAAGCTCACCGTGCCATGTTACAACAGGAAGAACTTGAAGCAGAAGCAAAAGCACAAAGGGATAAAGAAAGAACTAAAGATGTAGCAATGAGTAGTTTATCTACTATTCAAAGTTTATCCGCAGGGGTTGCAAATGAAACACAAGGTCTCTTTGAATTAAATAAAGCAGTTAGTATCGCAAATGTAGTTATAAATGCTTCCGAAGCATCGACTAAAGCATTAGCTCAATTAGGTGCATTTGGGCCACCAGTAGCAGGAGCGATTTATGCTTTGGCGATTGCCAACGTTGCCAAGATTGCTTCACAAAAATACCCAGGACGTGAATATGGTGGTGATGTAATAGCTAACAAACCTTACATCGTCGGTGAAGCTGGGCCAGAAGTATTCACGCCAGGAAGAACGGGAACCATTACTCCTAATGACCAATTAGGAAATCAAACCAATGTTAATTTTTCAATAAACGCAGTAGATACCCGAAACTTTGATCAACTGTTAGTAGCAAGACGGGGTTTAATAATTGGAATGATTAATAAGGCTATGAACCGAAACGGACAACAGGCATTAGTATGAGCTTTCCGACATCACCAGCTTTTCAATCCATGACCATTCAATCTTTGCTTCCTACTTTTGTTTCTACTTCCATTTCAGGGCGTAGGCAAGCACGACAAATTGCAGGACAAAGATGGGCATTAACTGGTACTTTGCCACCCATGACAAGAGCTCAGTTTGCACCGTTTTATGCCTTTTGTATTAGTAAAAGGGGGATGCTAGATACTTTTACAGTAACTCCACCAGTAGTCTCGACAAGGCAAGCAACAGTTACTTTAGGTTCTCCCCGTGCAAATGGTGTTCATTCAGTCGGAGATCGAACCATAGCTACTGAAAATTGGGGAGCCGATGGAGTTGTTTTAAAAGCAGGTGATTTTCTTAAATTCGCATCTCATTCAAAAGTTTACATGGTTACGGCAGATGCCACCGCTTCTAGTAATGCAGTTACAGTATCAATTGAGCCAGGAATTATTGCATCAGTCCCAGATGAGAATGCAATTACAGTCGCGTCAGTTCCCTTTACAGTTAGTTTAGCAAATGAAGTCCAAGAAATGTATACGAACGCCACTGGATTTTATAATTACGAAATTGATTTCATCGAGGCCTTTTGAGTAGAACACTTCATGCAGATGTAGTTAGTGCATTAGCTTCTGGGGCGTATCGTTATGTTAACCTAGTTCAGATTCAATGGGATTCTGGGGATGGTGGAACAGATTATTTAACAGATGCTCAATTTGATATAACCGATGGTTCAGATACATACACCGCAAGTGCTTTTTTAATGAGTTCTGCATCAGTTGAAGAAAGTACTAAATTAATTACCAGTTCCATTGATTTATCCATTTCAGGTGCAGATCAAACTTACATCTCAGCAATATTTAGTTCTGGCTATAAATACATTGATCGAAAAGTAGTCATTAAAATAGCTTTATTAAATGACAGTAACGCAATTATCGGTAATACCGTTGAGGTCTTTAGTGGAAGAATTTCAGGCTATAAATTAGGCGAAACCATGGATTCCAGTATTATCACTTTTACTGTTGCTAACCATTGGGAGGATTTCACAAGAGTTAATGGGAGGAAAACCAATCCAACTTCTCAAGAAGAACATTTTTCATCTGATAAAGTTTTTGAATTTTGTTCGGGATTACGAGCATCAAATATTACTTGGGGAGTCGGAGTAGATGCTTAAACAGAAAAGCATTAAAGAAATATCGGAGAACTGGCAAGAATACCGAGAACCCATAAAACAGGCGTTTTTTGCGACTCCAGGTGGTTTGGCTATGGGTGGCGATAAATATGACGATTATGAGCATATTATTAAGCTTAAACTAACGAATCCATTCAACACCTCCATGCAGTTATGGACTTCTGAATCTGATAGTGAGGTAAATTATATTGTTCTGACAAAATTACAGGTATGCGAATTTTCACAGATAAAGACCTTACTTCTTTTTTCAGGAACACGAGTTAATGATGTTGAAGAATTAACGATGCAAGAGGCTTATGCGGATGGTTATGTAGCGTTGACTTCATTTGCTCAAAAACAAAACTGCAAAGCAATCTTGGCGTATTCGGACCTTGATTATTTTGTTGATAAAATAAATACCACCTCTTTTTTTGATGGTGTTATTAAACGTAACTTTTTTTATCTTCCATTAAATAACTGATGGATCTGCTAAACCTTTCACGACCTTGGGATTGCGATTCGTTTCCTAAATCGAAACGGATTATTTTTATTGGTGGTGGTGGTAAAGGGATGACTGAACAGATACTAGGAGGAACGGGTAATACTCCAGGAACTGGTGGTGGTACAAAAGGTGGTGGTGACCCTATAAATGCGTTTTTTGATTTATTTGAACAAAAAGATTTAACTGAAAAAGATGATTTTGCAGATGCAACTCAACAAAAAGAACCAGATGATTATTCAAATATAATTTCTAACGATGCAAATATTCCTGTTATTTATGGTAAACGAATGACAGGCGGTCATATCGTACATATTGAAGTAAGTGAAGAAAATAAGTATTTACACGTTTGGCATGTACTTTGTGAAGGGCAAATAGAAAGAATCGATGATGTATATATTAATGGTTTTTTGTATCGTCAAAATGGTTCAGTCGTAAGCGGTTTAAGTCCTTCCCTACCTGAAGCAACGCAGGAAGATTTTGTTAAATATTATTCATGGCAACCGCAAGAGGGTGATTCTACTTGGAATATTCACAAAGCACGTTATGGAACAGATAGCCAATCGTATTGCACTACAAACCTAACTTCATCTACTCAATGGACTTCAGATCATAAAGGATCTGGTCTTGTCGTAGTTCCGATTCGATATGAATGGAACCGAGAAGCATTTACCCGTATTCCTAAAGTCAAATTTGTTGTTAAAGGAAAATTAGTTACTGATTTTAGACATTCATTCTTAAGTCCGGGTCCAGGAGCTTATTCAACCAATCCAGTTTTGCATCTCTGGGATTATTTAACTAACAGTCGTTATGGTTGTGGAATACCACTAACAGAAATTGATGGAGGTGAGGAGTGGTCATCGGGTGCTGGTGATGATTCTAGTTCTTTTGCTGTTGTTGCAAATTTATGCGATGCCGATATAACATTGTACGGATCAACAACTGGTGATCGATGGATAGGTAATACAACCATAGATACTTCGCAATCCCAGATTGATAATGTTAAAAAATTATTAAGTGCATTCGGTGGGAATTTAATTTGGCAACAAGGTAAATACCATCTTGAAATGGAAACTACTGGAAGCACCGCAGTTTTTGATTTCACGGAAAAGCATATTATCGGTGGTATAGGTATTCAAGGAGAAGCAAAAAGAAGTCGGTTTAACAGGGTCTATGCAAACTTTATAAATGAGGAAAGTAACTACGAAAGAGATACAGTTTATTGGCCTGAAGCAGATACTTACCTTGATGCAGATAACGGAACACCATTAGAAACAACCTTAAATCTTGGTTGCATTACTGATAAATACCGAGCAACCAATATGTGCAAACGATTTTTATTAAGATCACGCACTCAAAAAATAGTTTCTTTTCTATCATCTTCAGAAGGGTACAACGTCACCGCAGGTGATTTAATTTCTATTACTCATAGTTCAGTCGGTTTTACGACAGTATTATTCCGTGTTTCTAAAATGGTAATGAACCTTGATGGTACTGTTCAAATTGTAGCGAAAGAACACAACGATGCCATTTATAGTGAAAACACTAATTCTGCTTTTACTGCAAGTACTTTAAGTAATTTACCCGATCCATTAAAGGCAACACCGCCCACGAATATAGATATTTCCGAATCATTGTTTGAAGTAATTCAATCCGCAGGAGTTCATAACCGAATTACTGTTTCTTGGGATGCCTCAAATAATTTATTTACGGACCATTACGAGTGGCAGTATAAAAAATCATCTGAAGCAGATAGTGAATATAATTTAGGGGGAATTACCAAGGATACTTCATCGTTCGTGGATGATCTTGAAAATGTTGAATATACCTTTCGAGTAAGAGCCATAAATGCTTCAGGTGCAAAATCTACTTATGTCAGCGATACCCATAATGTAATCGGGTTACAGGCTATCCCAGCAGATGTTACGAATTTTAGTGCCAATGTACTTGATGGAAATGTTTACTTAACATGGTCAAAACCAACAGACTTGGACGTTAAAATTGCAGGAAAATTAATTATTAAATTCCAAGATGTAACAAGCGGAGCATCATGGACCGCAGGGAGGTTAATAAGCCCTGAAGGTTTTGCACCGAATGATACAGTAGCCATTACCTCCTTTATTAAGGCAGGGACTTACATGGCGAAATGGGAGGATTCAACAGGAAACCGATCTGCTAATGCCGTTAATTCAGTCATATTTGCTTCAACAGTTCAACATTTAAATTCAGTAACTAACGATACTGTTTCACCAGCGTTTACTGGAACCTATTCGAATACATTAGTTGACGATAATAAATTAAAATTTACTGGTGCGAATGTAACCTTTGGTGGAACTGATTTAACTAGTGGGATTGAATTAACAGGGGCTACGGCATCATTAACCGAAGCAGTATATGGAACTAACCATGATTCCGAAGTTACAGTAAGTGGAGATATTACTTTTGATGGAGGTAGTTTACCAGATCAATGGTGGGTTATTGGTTTAAGAAATGGTGAGACTTATGCTTCAATAGATCAGCAAAATACGACTGGTAGTTTTATTTCAGATGCGTTTGATTTAGGAGCAACGTATAGTGCAAGGGTTACGAGTGTTATTAATTTTAGTTTTTCCCAAACTTCAGTAAGAGATACTATTGATAATTTAGCACCTGAAGCTAAAATAGATGATATTACAGATTGGGATACTTTATCCTATGGCGTTGATGATATTAACGTGCAAACTTATGTAAG